ATATTTTCATTTAATGGTATTTTTTCATCTAAATGATACCTCATTTCAGGTGAAACTCTCACCCCTTCTTTTAATTTCATAGGTGGATTTTTCACACCTTTTAAAACATTTGATATTATTTCATTAATATTCATGGAAACCTTTTTTATTTAAATAAATATCTGTATTAACCCTATTAATTAAATAATTTTTTTTCCCATTTTTTAGTTAATGTAATGTTACCCTGTCCAATCAATTTAACCAACTCAATTTTGTTAATTTTTTTAATATCTCTAACTTTGAAAATTAATTTTTCCCCATCACAAAATTTTTGAGCATATTCAAATTTAAGTTTGTTAGTATCGGTATTCCATAATTTTTTTGGTTTACACTCTATCACATATTTTTGATTTATAATAAAATCAGGAAAATAATTTCTATTAACACCATCAATTTTATAACTTATCTTATATTTTTCAATCTCACCAGATTCCCAAGATAAGTTAAATCTTTCTATAACGAATATCATATAACTCAATTCTAATAAACTTCTAAAAAACCAACCTTTATACCAACCACATATCCCATTTCCAGAATTTTTTGGAGCTGGTTTACCAAACATTGGGTTATTTTTACCACTAGTTAATAAAGATTGTTTTTCCTTTAACTCAATCAGTTTTTTATTAGCAATCTCAACCCCATAGTTTTCAACCCAAACATCATAAACTGTTTTACCAAACATTGGGTTATTTTCTCCTTTAGTTGCCTTTGAAATTTTTTGTCTGAATTCATCTGTTTTATAAACACTATAATCACGATTCTCAATAATTTTCTTTATTGATTCTTGACTATGTTTTTTACCAAAAAATGGGTTTAATTCACCAAATTTGCCATACATTGGATTATTTTTTCCTTTAACTCTTTCTGACATTCTTTTTTTAACATCGTCAGTTATTATTTCTTTTAACCCACAACTTTTACATTTAGATTGTTTTTTTTCGGCATTTAACATATTATATTTGTTTGTGTATGTTATTTCACATTCACAATTTGGACAATTTCTTTTAAAACTTGACATAAATATATTTTCTAATTATATTTGTATTCAGTATCAAACATACCTCTAAGAATAAATATATGGAAACTCAAAAAAAAATAACACCCCCCGAAAGGTTTTTATACCTTGTTAGGGGGGTGCCATGACCAGGGTCGGGTAAATCAACATTTGCAAAACATCTAACATCAAACGTGTTTGAAGCGGATCATTATTTTTATGATGAAAACTGTAATTACAACTTTGATATTACAAAAATTAAAGATGCTCATAAAGATTGTCAAGATAATGTCAGACATGCGATGGAATCATCTATTCCAAAAATTGCCGTGTCAAATACTTCAACTCAAGAATGGGAAATGGAACCATATTTTAATATGGCAAAAGAACATGGGTATAGTGTATTCACTGTTGTTGTTGAAAATCGTCATGGTGGGGTAAATGTACACAACGTTCCTGAAAATATTATTGATAGTATGAAAAACCGTTTTGAAATTAAATTATGATTATGGCAAATTTTTTAGCTTTTATAAATGTAGTTACGAAAATTTTTATTTTTATTAAATTTTCTTATCTGTTAATTATGACCGCAGCTCAACCTGATAATTTTCCTGTTAGTTCATTAACATGGTGGGGATTTTTTATCTTGTTTGATATATGGATCATGCAAGCAACAAGTCTTTCCCTACAAAATGCAGAAAAGGTGGAACAAGAAAAATCAAAATGATTATTTAGAGTATTTGCGAAATAAGAAATATAATCCAAAGCACAACGCCGATATGCAATACAAAATCACGTTTGCGTAAAATATGCTTCCTGTCTGTGAGATAAGATAATATTGAACTGCGTCGAATCCGAATGGGTTGAAAAACATCCCTAGCATTAGAAACTTTACTGACACGTTTTCTAAAAATATTTGTTTCCATGTCCTTACTCTCATCCTCATCACTCATATAGGTTGATTTAAAATTTATGTGATAAAATCACCAATTTAATATATAAATATTATTGTTTTTACTTATCCTAATATTTATATAAAAAGATTTTTTATGAAAAGATATATGATTGATGAAGCTAGACTTCGTAAAGCAATTAGACAACATATTTTGGAGAGTGATTCAATGACGGAACCAAAAGAAGAAAAACAAAGATGTTTGACTAATAATACAGTTACTTTAGATGAAATAGTTGGGACTAGTGATGGTTTTAAAAATTACACATCAAAACTTTATAAAAGAAGTGGTGGTATTAGAGGAATGGTTGATGGATTAGATATTTTAAGAACATTAAGATTACATCCCGATGTTACCGATTCAGGCGAACATTTATCTTATGATCTAATGGATCATTTAAACAGTTTTAGAGGTAAGAATTATTTTGATGAGACAACTGGTGATTGTCATAAAGCCATGGATAAAGTAATTGAACTTTACAAAGAAAATGAACATGGGGAAGAACTTGTTAAAGACATTGAAAAAGTTTTGGCCCATCCTGATCCATCTTCAAGAGCAAAAGAATATTTGAAAAGATGTTTAACTTTAGTTAAAGAAAAATAATCCTCAATAGAGGACTTTTAGGACCGTTATCGTTATGGTAACAAATAAAAGGGGAGGTTCGCTACCATCCCCTTTTTTATTGATATTTATTTAGAAATAAACCTAAAATAGTATTAATAAAAATGGCAAAAGTAAAGACATCTTCGTCAAATTCAATGAAACAATCTTTTGGAAAAAAAACCGTTGGTAAACTAAAAAAGAAATACGGTCCTAAAGAACAAAGACCTAAAGCTTATAAAGGTCAAGGTAGATAAACATTAAAATATAAAGACATGAAAAACAAAAAATATTTTTTCGGGTGGAGTAATATAAAATGGTTATTTACTGAATTTCTAAACATTTATTCTGTTAATAAATCATTTTTCTCCAAAAAACGAATTGAGTCAGGAGTTGCTTTTATTATCGCACAATGGGGGATGATTTACTTTTTATTAGAACATCATTCTAAATTAAGTATGGGTGAGTTTTTATTGTGGGCGGCGGCCGAATTTGCGGTATCAGGTTATATCATTAATCAGATCCAAAAAGAAAAGAAAAAGAATGAACCTACAGAAGAAGAATTAAATTAATAAAACCCCCAATTAAGGGGGTTTTTTATTTTAAGAAATTTAATATCTTTTCTTTAACACCTGATTGTTTAATTCCTTCATTTGATTTTGGTGTTAAAACAAAATTATCAATCCCCCAATCATCTTTCCAAGGTTCACCATTTTTACCCATATTAAGATCATCAACTGAAACCCAGTGGGTGATTTCCGGATGATCGTATAAGTATTGTTTAATCTCAACAACACGAATCATTTCCAGTTCCCATCGTGGATTCCAATACCAAATCATATCTTTATGCCAAGAACAGGTTTGAATATTTGGTGTAAGTGCGATTGGTCTTTTGATAATACCCTGACTTTCGTAGTAATCACCAAGTTCTTCAAGTGTTGCGTGTAATTTCCAATCAGATGATACAACAATTTCACAACCAGTTTCTTCAATAATTTCATTAAGGATCCTAACCGCCTTTTTATCAAAATCATCAAATCGTACTGATACCGGAGCATCCTTAATCATAGGTGAAGAATCGGGATTTGCTGAACGGTATTTAGCCCATTTCTTTTTTCGTCCTCCCCAATTATTACTTAAACATACCACGCCGTCATTATCCAACATCAATACTTTCATAATTTATTTAATTTTAAATGCACATCTCATAGGTCTTTTTGTTTTTGCGGCATCATCCCAATTTCCAATTACAACTCCGTCTTTGATTGTAAATGCATGACCTTTAACCAATACAAAGAATGTTCCTTTTGGGTTTTTCTTAATGAATGTACCAACAGTCATTTGTCTCATATTCCATTCACCTTTAACTTTAACAGGATAAGAAAGTGATCCAATCAATGATGAATTTGTTTTATTACCTACAATATGTACTTCTTTTCCGTTGAATTTAATCGGATTTTCGGATAGTTTAATCATTTTAAAAACAGTACCAAAAGTCCCCCTGTTTGGTTGTCTACTAAATTGTTCAGCGACGAACTTATGTGCCACATCATACTCAACTTCAAATGAAGATGCGAATGCTCTAACAACACAGTCATTAGATTCTCCTTTTGCAATAACAGAATCAACGTATCCCTTGATTGCCTTTGATGTTGCTTCGTATGGTAATTTCATCTTCATATCACAAATATACAAAAAAATCCCAAACCAACAAAGATTTGGGATTTATTTTGTTGAAGACTTGATTATTTCACTTCTTCAAAATCAACGTCTGAAAAATCATCGGCCTTTTCAGTAGTTGTTTCTGATTGAGTGTTTTCATACAAAAGTTGAGATACTTCTTGGAACTTTGTGTTTAATTTATCCATTTTCTCTTCTAATACTGACAACTCTCTTTTTTGATGGGAGTCTTTTAAATCATTAATAAGTGTTGTCAATTCGTTCTTTTGATCTTCAGTAATTTTATCTTCCAAATCTTTTAAAGATCTTTCGGATTGGAATACTGTTGAATCAGTCTTGTTGATTAATTCAGCTTCTTCTTTAGCTTTTTGATCATTTTCAGCATTTGCTTCTGCTTCAGATTTCATTCTGTCAATTTCTTCTTTAGAAAGTCCTGACGCCGCTTCAATTCTGATTGATTGTGTTTTATTTGTACCTTTATCTGCGGCAGATACATTAATAATACCATTAGCATCAATATCAAATGTTACTTCAATCTGAGGAATACCTCTTTGAGATGGTGGTAGACCATCCAAATGGAATTTACCAATAGTTTTGTTGTCTTTAGCCATTGCACGTTCCCCTTGTAACACATGGATCTCAACTGATGGTTGATTATCGACTGCCGTAGAGAATACTTGTGATTTTTTAGACGGAATTGTTGTATTAGCTTCGATTAATTTAGTAAATACACCTCCCATTGTTTCAATTCCCAAAGATAGTGGTGTCACATCCAACAATAACACGTCTTTAACGTCTCCGGCTAATACACCACCTTGAATTGCTGCACCTAAAGCAACAACCTCATCAGGATTTACACCTTTTGATGGTTCTTTACCAAAAAATTTCTTAACCGCTTCTTGAACCGCAGGAATTCTTGTTGATCCACCAACCAAAATGATTTCATCAATGTCAGTAGGTCTAATACTAGCGTTTTTTAACGCATTTTTACAAGGTTCAATGGTTCTTTGGATCAAACTATCAGCCAATTGTTCAAATTTTGATCTTGATAACGTTACAACCAAGTGTTTTGGTATTCCATCAACAGGTAACAAATAAGGTAGGTTAATTTCTGTTGAAGAAGACGATGAAAGTTCGATTTTTGCCTTTTCAGCGGCTTCTTTTAGACGTTGTAGTGCCATAGCATCTTTACTTGGGTCAATTCCATGTTCTTTTTTGAACTCATCAACCAAAAAATCAATAATTACTTGGTCAAAGTCATCCCCACCAAGATGTGTGTCTCCATCTGTTGATAAAACTTCAAAAACACCATCACCCAACTCAAGAACTGACACATCATGGGTTCCACCACCACAGTCAAACACAACTATTAAAGAATCTTTATTCTGTTTATCCAAACCATAAGCTAATGCCGCCGCGGTTGGTTCATTAATGATTCTTCTAACTTTCAACCCAGCAATTTCACCCGCTTCTTTTGTTGCTTGACGTTGCGCGTCATTAAAATACGCTGGAACTGTAATAACCGCCTCAGTTACAGTTGACCCTAAATAGTCTTCGGCAGTTTGTTTCATCTTTTGAAGGATTGTTGCCGAAATTTCTTGTGGTGAATACTCTTTACCATCAATTTTAACTCTTGGTGTGTTATTTTTACCTTTGATAACATCATAAGGGACCTTCCCAATCTCGCTTTTAGACTCATCATAAGTAGATCCCATAAAACGTTTGATAGAATAAACAGTTTTATTAGGGTTTGTAACCGATTGTCGTTTTGCAGGGTCACCAATTTTCCTTTCACCCTCATTAACAAACCCAACAATTGATGGTGTAGTTCTTTTACCCTCACTGTTTGGGATTATAATCGGTTCATTACCTTCCATAACCGCAACACAAGAATTAGTTGTACCTAAATCAATTCCAATAATTTTACTCATATTAGTTTTTGTTTTTTAATTTATTTATTTTTCTTTATTTAGACGAATTTGATTCCAAAAATAATTTTGTCAGTTTTTATGACATTTTGTCAGTATAATTTTTTTACTTGTCAGTATTGTTTTTAGAAAAATATTATTAATTTTGTAATATGTCAAAGAAAAAAGAAAATATAGATCATAAAAAGTGGGAACGTGTGTTTGAGGATGATGAAACTATAATCACATTCAAGTACGACAGTAAAAAAAGTATGGTAAACCCATGTGAAGTAGAAATTAAATACAAAGTTGAAAGAAAAGGTGTGAAAAGAACCAAAATTTGATATTTATTATTATGAAATTACTTCAGATCCTTTCAGAAAAATTAAATAAGGACTATTATGTATCTTTATTGGTACGTGACATGGATTATGATGAATCTGAAGCTAAAGAAATGTTGGATAGTATCATTAATAATGTTAAAACATTACCTGACCCTATAAAATTGTATCGTATAATACGAGTGGATGACAAAAATGATATTAATTTAGAAAAACCAGGTAGTCATTACGCTAAAAATCGTAAAGATTTAATGAATAGTCATTCATTTGCTGAAGGGGTTGGTGATAATTCATATATAATCACGGTATTAGCCCCAAAATCTCTGATTGATATTAAAGAAACAGTTTTTAATAATGTTTTATATCCCCACGAGAATGAGGTAACTCTTAAAAATAAAGGTAAGGGGGTTGAGATTGTCTCAATTAAAAAAATAAAAGATTAAGAGTGGTCTTTTGTTGCGTATTTTATACCCATAATAGTACCAATGATTGAAAATGCGTTTGTTAATAAAATCCCAAACATATTAGACCAAGCGGCACTTATAACTTGTGTATCTTTACCCATTAACATTGTGAATACATAAACCGCAGTTGTCATAAACCCAACACCAACAATAATCCACAAGGCAACTCTTACAATTAATGAAATAAGTTCGGTTTGATTTTTTTTCTGTAAAAGATCTAAGTCATTTTGTGCAATTTGTTTAGCCGTTTCCGCTTCTATCCTTGATTGTTCAGCATTAACCATTTCGATTTTTAATTCTTCAGTTAAACGCAAATTATCTTCTTTCCATTCATTAAGTTCTCTATTTTGAACTTCAAGAGTCATTCTTTGATCTTCTAATTCGTTTAATGACTCTTGTAATTCATTTAATATTCTTTCATTTTCGTTATTTAAAGTTGTTAGTTCGTCATTTTGTTTTTGTATCTTTTTAGTCATTGTAAGACGTTTACTTCTTTTTTCAGTGTCTTTAGCAATACATGTTTTAAGATACTCCAAAAATTCAGAATCATCTTCACTATCAACCAACTTTGTGATGTTACCTTCTAAACCTATACCTTTTTTATTGTATAAGTCAATTAAGTCTTTTTTAGTTTTTTTATCTATTTGTATCATCTGTAAACTTTAAAAGGTGCGGTTCTATTAACGTATCCTTGATAATCTTTTTTAAATTCTTCTAATCTTGGCTCAATTTCGTCTGATTTAATAATCCAAAATTGAGCTCCTGATTGAACAGCTTTCGCCTGTTCTTCAGGTTCATTTGATGATGAAATAATACCAATAACCACATTATTCCCATATTGAAAATTTATTCTTCTTATTAATTCAATTCCATCAAATGAGCTACCAATAATGTTTAAGTCAACAAAAACACATTCAGGTTTATTTTCGGTATCGTTAGTTTCAAACCAAGTTTTAAATTTTTTCTCAGCTTCATCCGCACTGTTAATTGAATTTAAAGATAAACTAATGTCTAATACTGAACAAGAATCTTCAAATACTAAGTGGAATAGATCCTCATCGTCCACTAATAAAATCGAGTCAATCATTTTTTTTTTTAATTTTTAAAATTTATTTTTATTTTTATTCACCTATCCATCTGGCTTGGAACCAAGACCTTTCTGCATATTGATCTCTTGAATTTGCCGCTCCACCGACATTTACAATGTTTATGAAATCAGTTGAACCATTTAGATACACAATTTTTGTTATCTGTTGAGCAACAGCACCAAAAGAACCGGCGGCGGCGACAATTCCATTATTTTTCTTAATTGCCATACTTGCCTCAGTATTTCTATATACATCATAGGTTGCGGTAATTTCCCAATAACCAGCTTTTTGTTGCTTCAAGTAAATAAAGAGTTGGGGTAGAACCACTTCCACCTGTATATGCTGTTGTTTGTACCGTATCATCAGGAAAAGTTAGACCTGTTGAAGAAAAACTCCAGGCAGTTCCGATTCCATCGGAGAAGTTAATGTCAACATCTGTTTCGTTTGCAACAACAGCAGTTCCAGGTGCCGTTGGCCCACTACTTATAGATGTTGGAATTGGTAAATTTGAATAGGTTGTTGCAGAAATTGTCTCTGAAATAATTGTTGTTGAATTTATTTCAGATATTGTCTGTCCTGATGCGTTATTTACAATGTACTTTGTTACCATATTTTTTTAATTTTTAAAATTTATTTTCATTTTAGTTCCAATATCATTTTTTTCACAAGATATTGTAAATCCATGTTCTTTTAATATTGCAATACAGATATTTAAACCTAATCCTGATCCGGATTCTTTTTGGGATTCTTTTCTCACATATGGTTCTGATAATTTTTCAAATTCATTTTGGGTTATCCCTCTACCATTATCTTGTATTATAATATTAGTATCTTCGACATATATTTTCACAAATTTTGTGTCACTATCATTATATTTTAATCCGTTTCTGATTAAATTATCCACTGCGGTACAAAATAATGATTCATTAACATTTAAAACAAGTAACTCCTCAATAATCACTTGTGATTTATAAGATGTACTAGATAAATAATTCTCTAAAATATCTTTAATATTACATTCCGTTCTATCTAATATCGCGTCTTTTTTTACCAAATTAGTAAACTCAAATACTCCCTTATAAACTTTTTGAGAGTGTTTTAAACCTTCTCTCAGCATTTTAAGAGGTCCTTCTATTTTTAATCTATCAATATCTTCTTCAGTTAATCTTCTTTCTAATGAGTTTAATCCTCTTGGTATGTAAGTATTAATTCCTGAGTGCATATCGTGTCTTAATATTTTGGCAGCATGCTCTAAATACGTATTTTGTTTTTGTATTTCTTTTGTATTTTCAATAATTTCGGTTATATCTCTAGCAATCTTCAAAACTCTATATGGTTCACCGTTAGTACTTATTATTGGATTATAAGTAACACTAAGATGTATTGGGTTACCATCTTTTTTCTTTCTTACTATTTCCCCACTGTAGAATATCCCTTCCCTTAATTTTAACCAAAAATCTTTGTATTCTTTTGACTGTATATCTTCATCAAAAACAAATATACTGTGGTGTTTTCCTTTGATCTCTTC